TGCTGCCGATGTCGGTCGGCCATGCCGGTTGCGTGCTAGCGCTAGTGCCGGCAACAGTGCAGCGGAATACCAGTCCGCTGGCCTGCGTTGTCGTAGCGCGGACAATGGCGCCGACCGCGTAGCTCGTGCTGGCTTGCCAGGCTGCGTAGGCCATTAGGGCTCAAAGACCTCTTCAAAGGTGGCGCTGATGTTGTTGAAGTTGCAGCTCACCTGGCTGGTATTCCATCCACGGCAGACCCACTTGCCGGCATAACCGTTCGGATCGGTCCAGTCGAACGACTCGACCGCACCACGCGCGCGCAAAAAGGTCAGGATGTTGTTGCGCTCGGTGTCGTCCCGATTGCTGAACTGCAGTGACCACTTCTTCGGCTGCGTGTTCAGGCCGTAGGCGAGCCGCTGCTCGTAGCCGTCACCGAAGCGAACGCTCCTGACGATCGGCTGCTCTTCCAGGTCAGCGGTGAAGCTGGGCGTGTAGGTGAAGGTTGCCATCAGCGTGTGGTTGCGAGTAGGCCGCCAGGCCGTTGTTGCTTGACGATCTCAGCCTGCACTGCAGCGCCGATCACGCGGCCGAGCTGATTGGCGTTAGGACCATCGCCCTGCACCTGGCTGCTGCCTGCATCAACGTTCACGGTCACATTGACGCCAGCGCCGCCAGATGCTGCCACGCCCAGCCGGCCATCAGCACCACGGCGGAGCGGCATGATCGCTTCAGGACCAGCCTCGCCCATCAGGCCGACGCCCTTGGCGAACGGGAACATGGTCGGACCGTTGACGATGCCGCCGCGGGCAAACTTCTGGATCCCGTTCTGGGCAAAGACGCCACCGTCGGCAAACTTAAGACCAAAGATCCCGCCCACACCTTTGACCAGCGGCGCGATGATCGCCTGCCGGATTGCGATCCGGGCGATGTCTTCGAGAATGCTTCTAGCGAGATCAGCAAAACTCGCCTTCCCTGTCGTGACAAAACTAGTTAGCTGATCCTCAAGCCCTTGGAATGCGCCCTTTACCGAATCGGCCACTTGCGTGCCAAGGTTTGTGATCTGCTCGTAGTATTGTTTTAAGCTTTCGCTAAATGTATCTTTGAAGCTTTTTTTCACATCTTGGCTGGCCTGAATCAGTTGCTTTAACTTGGCGATCTGCTCGTCAGTAAGACCAGGCATCCGCTCCATAATTGCCTTCAGTTCACGATCGATCTCCAGCCGCTTCAGCTCTTCGCCCGTAATCAAGCCAGCTTTAATTCTTAGATCTTCGACAGTATTGTTATAATTGTTTTGCAACTCTTGCCGTTTTAGGAAATCTTGAGCGATTGCAGTGCCAAGTTGTTTGGCGTAGTCGATCTCTGTTTGAAACAATTTTGTCGCCGCATCGGCTTCAAGTTTTTGCCGTTGACGCACGCCGATCTTTTGCTTATCAATGTCAAGCAAAGTCAAACCGTATTCCAGCTCTGCCTGCTGCAAGGTGTTGCCGTCAATCTTGGCTTTGTTCAGCAACTTGCTCAGCTGAAGTTCTTCGGCTGTAATCTCTTGGATCTCCTTGGCTTTCTTCGGCTTCGCACCAGCGCCTGCGCGCAAGCCGCTAAGATCTGGCGTCGCGCCAGGTAAAGGTGTTGTTCTGGTCGCTCTATTTGAAGCTGCGTCAATAGTCCTCATCATTTTGTTGATTGATTCGTCAACTAGTTTATTAACTGCTATCAATGCGGCAATGCCAGCGCCTGCACCTATCACACCACCAATGATCTTCTGAGCTGGCGTCGCGCCTTTGGTGGCTCCCGTACCAGCTCCGGTCAAAATGCCTTGAATAGCTGCCCGTGCTGTTTGCAACAGCAGCATTCGTTTTTCAATATCCAACAGCTCTCTGCTGAACTTGATCACTGTACGCAATGCACCGCCAAATGCTACCACGTTTGAAACAATGAACACACCAGCAGCGACACCACCAAAAATCAGCAAGCTTTTGGTGAGGATCTTTGTGGCTTCAGTCAATCCCGCCATGCCACCGATGGCTACATAGAAATCCTTCGCAAGATCACCGATTGCTTTGGCCACATCTCCGATGATGCTTACCAATCCACTCATCACCGGCAACAGCGCTGATCCGATCTGCACTGTGAGCACAGTGGTCTGTGCTTTCATAAGGCCGAGCTGATCATTAAATGCATCAGCCTTGTCGGCAAAGTCGGGACCAATTCCGAGACCGAAACGCTGGATCTCCTTGCTGCCCAAGTTCAGGATCGGGATCAGATCGGCGCCAGATTTGCCGAACACTCGCATGGCTAGCGCTGCTTTTTCTGGTCCATCGCGCAACGCTGCGAATCGATCCGCAATGTCTAGAAATACTTGATCGGCTGTGCGCAGGTTTCCCTGTGCATCTTTGGTCGAGACGCCGATCGTTTGAAATGCAGCCGCCGCATCCTTGCCGCCGGTGGCTGCGGCCACCATGTTCTTGTTCAGAAAGTTCAGGCCTTTGGCAACGCCTTCGAGGCTGGTGCCCGACAGCTCGGCGGCCACCTTGAACTGCCCCAGCGTTTGGACGCTGACGCCTGTGCGTTGCGACAGGTCGCGCATGTCATCCGCCAAGTCGATGGCGCTTTTGGCCAGCGCTAGAACGCCGCCTGTAACGGCTGCAGCGGCCAGCCCCTTGATGCCAGTGACCAGCAGGTCAGCCGCCATGCTGGTGTTCTTGATCCGCCCCTCGAGGCCTTGCAGCGAGTTCTGAAACCGCCGGATATTGTTCTCGCCGGCAACGCTCGCCGTGATCTTCAGAGCTGCGTCTAGGTTGAGCGCCATGGTCAGGCCTCCTGCTTGTTCATGACACGCATGGCGGCGGCCTCCATGACCTGCAGATCTTCGAGCAGCGAACGCTGATCTTCTATCCCATACAGCTTAAGCACCCACGCCACGGCTGCATAGTCCAGTCCGATCACGCCACCCATGGACGTGCGCCATTGGGTTTGCACGCGAAGGAACATCTCAATGGTCGGCCAGTTCTCAGGCCAGACACCGAAGTCTTCATCTGGTGCTGCCGGCAAATCTGGCAAGGCGATGCCCATGGCCGCGGCATCGGCGGCGGTTTCGTCAATGACGCTCCCGCCCGCCCAATGCTCAGCGGCCTCGGTTAGTTTTTTCGCTTGGCTCCCTGCAGGCTCTCGAAATAAGCCAGCGTGATCGCGCCTGCCAGCATCGGCACATCAAGCAATTGCTCGAGCGCCTTCTGGCTGAACGGCACGTCTTTGCCATCGCCGTCTGTGACGCCAGACCAACCGATCAGGACCTCAGCCGCCAGGTCGGCGTCCGTGATCTCTTCGGCTTTGATCTGTGCGCCAATCTCAGTGATCCTTGATTGGCTCAGGCGACGGAACTCCCCATCGAAGGTCTGCCGTTGCATACGGCCACCATCGACGGGGATATCAAACGCGATCGGCCACGAGTAGGTGTCCGACTGCTTGAGAACGAAAGCCAAGGTCAGGTAAAAGCGAGACTCAGCTCATCATTGCCCGAACTGGTCGGAACTGCAATGAAAGGCATGTTCAGCATCTGCACACCGTCCTGATCCGAGTAGGTCAGGTTGCCCAGGTCGGACTGAGCTGTGGTCACAGTGCACCTGTTGCCGGCACTGGTGCCGTGCTGGAAGGTGATGCTGCCTGTGCTGCTGCCAGTGGCGATAGCGAAGAAGTCCTTCGCCGCAATGGTCGGGGCTTCGATCACGATCGTGCCGCTGGGCGCGCGGTTGGTGATCAGGATCTCTTTGCTGCAGCCCACCAGGTCGCGATAGATCACGTCGTTGGCGATGCTGAAGTTGTAGCTCTGCAGGCAGCCGCTATACGAGAACGCAGAGAAGCTGATCGTGTTGCCTTCCTTGAACAGGAGCGGGGTGGCCTGGTTGGCGTAGGTGGGGGTAGGCAGCGTCTCGTCGGTGGGCGCGTTGTAGATGCCCGTCATGGTGAAGCTGATCACCGGGATCTGACCGACTTCGCCGGTGATCTCAAAGGTGCCGCGACAGCCAGTCAGCTTGTGACG